ATATCCATAGTTTCCTAAATTACTAGTTGTAAAACTAGATAATGTCAATGCGTTACTTGTTAGACTGGAAATACTTCCTGTTCTAGTTTCTTTAGAACCTGTGTATACCACTGCTGTTCTTCCTGCTGTATTACTTGTTATTGCAGGATCATAAATTTGTATAAAGTTACCATCATTGCTTTGAACTGGGTATACATTACCTGAATAATTACCTACACTGGTAAATTGCACAAAGTCACCTTTGTCAATTATTGCTGAGTTGGCTCCAGCAAGTGTGCTATTTCCCTTGCCATCGCTATTACCAAATGCGGCTAGTGTAATTTCATTAAATCCTGGTCTTGTAATTGCGGCTGTTTGTGTTGTAACATTACTTGAAATTTCAAATGTTTTACTGGAAGAATTCCAATTAGCAACTGCATAACTAGAATCCTCTACATAAAAATCATTTGTATTAGTAATTCTTTCTCCACTAGTTAAACCAAAGTCTATATCTAAACCATTTGATATATAACTGGAAACATTTAAATTATATGTGTCTCCTACTTCTAGCAATACAGTACTTGCACCGGATAGTCCTTTAACTTTCATATTTACGTTAAAGTCTAAATCTGATTCATATGTAACATAACAATCTGAATTAATAGACGCATAGTCTGTGCCAGTGACGTTAGCCTCATTGATTGTGAAGAAACCTTTTGAAGGATCATCAACATCTACAGCACCTGGGTTACCGCCAAGTCCTCTTTCACTTATACCTGTTACAGTATATGCTTTACCAAGTGTTAAATTTGCGGCAGTTGCCTGTGTGCCTGTAAATCTTACTATGTCACCTACACCTAATCCTGCTAATGAATTAGGAGATATTAATACTGAATTTGCATGAGCATTTGGTAAGTTATCTTTAATAACACTTGCTCTAGTAAAAAATTCTAAACCAGGCGCAGGGTGAGATTTTTCTGCATATATCCTTGCCATATAATTTTGATCTTTATATGGTTCTACTTTTGTTATAGGCTTTGTGTGCCCTGGCTCAATTTTTACAATGCCTCTATTAATTTTCTTTAACGGTTTATAGTCGCCTTTATATACTACTCTTGGAGTGAATACAAAGTTTTCATTGCTCCACTCTAATACGGTATCTGACAAATTAGCATTTTTAATTACAACTATGTTATCGTAAAAATTTGCATTTGTTTTATCACCTAAAATATTTCCATCTGTCCATTTAGACAATCGCTGATCTGAAAACAACATTGCTCTGCCGTTTACATTGTCAATGTAATTTTTAGCACCTGATACATTTCCTGTTGTACTTTCTATTCCGTGTTTCTTTAATTGGAAAACATTCCAATCTTCATTTTCTGATTTTCCTAAATGCAAGTAATCATTTTCATTTGGTATATTTACTTTGCCAGATCCAATTAGATTTGCAAAATAAGGAAGGTCGATACTTTCCCAATTTACTTTGTTTCTGTTTACATATCCTGCATTTGGTACTATATAATCTTGTTTGTTATCTCTGAACCACAATCCGTCTTGTAGAGAATTGGTTGGTCGTTTTAACATAGTTTCAGTGTCATCTATGTCAATTGTGATTTTATTATCTGTTAAAATATCTTTTGTACGTTCGTATGTACGTTTGCTTATTGTGTTTGCAATTAGTGTATCATTTGCTACACTCTTAATGCTTAACATTTTCCCTGGTACATCTGCTGTAAATGTATCATTAAATTGTACTGAACCGCTTTCTATAACTGTAATGTTAGAACCAATGCTGAAATTATCAGTGTATAGTGATGCATTACTAAAACTAATTGTTGTTTCAGTTAAATTATTAGTTAATGTAAATGCATCATAGTCTGGTGTATTATTAACTTTATTTCCATCAATGTAAATTTCTGCAAATGGATATAATCCGTTTAGTCTAGTAATATTTTGATCTTCAAACCTGTTTTGTCCTCCTAAAACAATACTAAAGGCATTGTTAGGATTTATGTTATAATCGTTGACAATTGAGGCATTTGCTGTTATACTAGTTCTAGCACCTCTATCATATGACCAATATGTTGTACCTACGTTTTTGCCGTCTACACTAACAATAATATCGTTAGTTGTTGTATTGTTAGCAGACCTTATTGGGAATCTTTGAGTAGGCTGATATCTTCCTGCAGGTATATTTAAAACTTCTAGAGTTGTTTCATCTGACAATTTACCAGGCAGTCTTACTTCTCTAATAGTAAAATCGGTACCTTTTATAAACAGCCTATTGTCGCCGCCTGTTCCTAAGACTGTAACATTTGCTTGTATGAAATCGTTTGCAAGGTTAGTGTCTGAGAATGGTTTTGATAATGCAGTTGTATTAAGTGGTATCTGTAATGCTGGATCAGTATATAACTTAATTTGTGTATTACTTGTACCTGCTTCTGCATAATACGAATTATTAAATGCACTTAATTCTGCAAAATAACTTGTATTACGAATTCCTGATCCTGTAATTGTACTGTAATTAAAATCTACATTTACTAGGTCTGCTTCTGCACTTCGATATGCTCCAACAGATTGTAAGTGTGTATCTGTACCGCTTACAGATTCATTGTACCACGAAGTAGCATCTACGTTTGCTGTTAATGTTTCATTTGTGTATAATTCATATATAGTTGAGTCAGCAGTTGCTTTTACAAAATATGTTTTATTCAGTATGTCTGACGTAAGAACACTATAAGGTTCATGGTTAACAAAAGTTAATGTATCACCATTTTGCAATGGCGTAAATCCTGTTTTAGTTGTTAATGTAACTGTAGCAGGGTTAGTATTTGTTATTGAATCAACATTACTTAATGTCAAAGTTGACGCACCGTTTGTAATAACAAAGGCATTACTGCCAACTGGTGTGTTAATTTCTATTGATGTGTTAGAAGTAATTGTTGCTCTATCTGTTGATATCCTAGTATTAGAACCAGCCTTAGTGACTTGGGTCACAAGGTGTTTTTCTGTTTCAGTATCAATGTCTCCGTATGCAACAATATTTGCAATATTGGCATTGGTAAATTTGTTGTTAAGTAATTCAACAACACTATCAATACTTCTTTCATTGCCTAAGTAAATATCTAAATTACTTTCAGTTGTATGATCATATATGTTTACATTTGTTACTGCATTTGCACCAGTTAGTGGTAAATCTACCGAAGCATTACTGCCTGCTAATCCAAATGCTAATACATCACTAAATTGAGAAATAACAATATTACCTGTAATAACTGCAACATTTGGCTTACTTGCATATCCGTCGCCGCCGTTTGTAATTGTAACACTTTCTAATTGAGCATTAGCAAAAAGTTTTGCTGTTGCCTGTGCGGCATTTCCACTTGCTGGTGGATCAATTTCTATGGTAGGTACATTGTAATATGTTGTATTTCTTTCAAACACAAAAATATTTGATACTGCACCTGTGACATTTTCAGGATAAATTATTTCTATTTGTTGATTATCTCTAGTAAACTTATCTTGTTCTAATTTTATATCCATACTTTGATGATTATAAACATCACCAAATTCGCCACGTTTAATTGCCCATTCTTCAAAAATCTCAATGTTTTTATTTGTATTCACAACATTAGATCTAATCAAACTTGTAAGTGAATTAGCAGTACCTTTTTGATTTATTAATCCTTTATAGTACTGGAACCCAATGGTGTCATCTATTTTGATATCAGCATACTCATTGGTAGTTTGATATCCTAGTAATCCTTTTGCTAGTTGCGATTTTAATGGATCTAATTGTGTAGTATCTTTGTCGTGGTACAATCGTATGCTGTCTATTAGTGTATCAAAGTTTGGCAATACTGCATCGCCAACAATCACTAAACCTTCTGCTTGATATCTACCATCCCAATTTCTACTTCGTTGAGTATTAATTTCTAGCCTGTCTTGTCTTATTCCAAGAACATTGTCGTTAATTATATCATTGAAAACTGTTTTGTTGTTTATAACAAAAGCATGTTCAACTAATTCTGTATGTAACAGCATACCATATATTCTATTGCCAATTGGAGAAACAGTAATTGTATTATCTTCTCTAACAATTGAACAGTCTTCAGGTATAATTGCTTTGTTGTTTTCGTCTACTATAGAATATTGTTCATTAATTTGCCTGTTAATTTTTGATATTTTACCAGTTGTACTAACAAATTTTAATGTCTCTGCTAACGGACTTAGTTTAATACTATCACCGATTTCATGATTTTCTGTTGACCAAAATAGGAATCGTTTTCCTGCAAGTATCCAGTCATTCATGCTATTAATACTGCTATCAAACTCGCCAAAGTCAAAGCCAATCTCTTTTTGTTTTCTGCTTAAACTTATTAAGAAATCAAAAACTTTTCCTGCATTTTGAAATACTGTATCGTAATAAACTTTTTCTGTAACACCTGTGCCTAATTGATAGACAGTACCGGATGCTCCGCCAATTGTGGGCAATGATTTTAACGGTGTCCACATATTAGAATCAAATGCACCTGGTGATATATTCTGTTTGGCTATGTAATAAACACTACCTAATTTAATAATTTCGTCTTTGAGATAAGATGTTAGTGTTTCGAATACACTAAAGTCTGCTGGAGTCCCGCCTTCTTGTACGCCTTCAAATGGCCCTGCAACATCACTAGGTATAATATCAAAATATTGCGATACTGTATCAAAACCTGAAACACTATATCCTTCTGCTTGTTTTGTAATTTTTACACCTGTGTAAAAGTTTCTACTGTTAAAAGGACTTGTATGTAAGTTTACTGTTACATCTTCTTTAGGCAGTACTTGACTTGCACTTAACCCATCTGTACTGATGCTTTCACTAAAGACGTTAAGTTGTTTACTGTTTACAAATCCTGCAAATTTATGCCCTAGTCGTGTGTCCAAAGTTTTAACAGGATTTCCTATTTCAACATTTATATTCAATGAGTAAAATGACAAATATTGATATAATAATGTCGTGTATCCTGGTCTCAATGTTATAATATTGTCTGTAGACTTATAACCATGTGGTTCAAAATTTTGTCTTAATTTACGTTTACCTGTAGTTTTGTCAACTAGTTGCTCAGGCTGAACACTTAATCTTTGTAAATTTCTTTTATCATAAAATAATTTAGCAAACTCACCTGGTCTAGACAAGTAAAGCATTTCTAATATTGCAAACGGATAGTGACTGCTTTTTCTCCAAGCATATTCTACTGGTGCAATATCACCGAAGGCCCATAGATTGTCTATGTTTAAAGAATCTCCTGTGAGCGATGTGTAAACTATTTCTTTGGGTGATCTTAAGTTACCAGAGGAATCAACTGGCAAGTAACTATAAATAGTTGGTCTTGCCCAACGTTTCCAGTATCCTTTTCTACTTCCTGCTGGTATGTATCCATCTCTAACATTATTCCAAAATGCTGTATATGAACTTGTAATTGCTGTTGGATATTCAGTGTCCCACCATGATGGCTTTTTACAGTAGCCAAACATTTCCCACGGAGTAACTGTAGGTGTTTGTGTATCATAGTAGTAATCATACATGCCTCTCCAGTATCCTGGTTCTGTGGGTCCACTTGCATAATTCCATGTAAATTCATTTGTGCTATCGAATACAGTATTTGTTCTATAATCTACTTTGCTTTGTCTATTCCATTTGTTAAAATTTGTGGTTAATAATTTGTTGTATTCAACTAGGCTGTAATCGGTTTCACAGAAGAAACTTGGTTTAATTTCATACTCATTTAGTTCTATGTATTCACAGTTCCTGTATTCTTCTTCTATATTACTGTAAATAATTTGTTCAAATGTTAATATAATATCATCAATTTTGTCGTTTTGTTTAATCACATAACTACCATCATGACACAAAATTACATCTTTGTTGACCTGATATGATGTATCGGTCATAAACTGAGGCTGGAATGCCCTGAACATACCTAGTTTAGATAAACTTGCTGGAACATCTGCAGATTCGCTGTCTTCATATATTCGTAAATTTAGAGTGTCATTTTCTGCTAATGTAATACTATTGTTCAATGTAATATCAAACGGTAAGTATGAATCCACAGTAAAATCTTTGTCTGCACATAAAACTGTATTATTATGTTGTAATATGTATAAGTTTTTATCTAATGCAATATTGACTGTGTTACTAAATGTGTATTCCTGTAAACTCACATTGCTAATTACAATTTCTTCATTGCTGTAATCTGTACCAATTGGAACCATATAAGACAAGTCAAACCCACCTTCAGTGACTTTGCTAGATTTTATAGTTTTTAGTACCGTGTCTAGTATTTCTAAATTTGTTTGACTTAAATAGTCATTGTTATTGATATAAAGTTCTAAATTTGATATAAATTTCTTTTTAAAGTTATTGTATTGATCATTGCCAAATCTCAATGCATTAATTAAATTCCTGTCTTCGTTCTTACTTAAATACATGGAGTGCAGTAAATCAGAATCTATTTGGCCAATGTTAATATCATTTACATTAAATGTTTTACTTGTATCTTTGAAATTGTTATTGCCAGTGACTTTACCGCTAAAACCTTCTTGCCCTAGTAACAATTTATTTCCATGACCAATAAGATCGCTCAATCTGGTTTCTGTGATTTCAGTGTTCAACGGATTATATTTTAATGCACTTGGAATCTCAAAGAATCCGTATGAATCAATTGTTGTTTTTCTTCCTTCTTTTGTAAATGTCTTAACATTTAATACATCTGTATTTTTTAAAGTTACTGTTTGATTAAATGTAAAGTTAAATGTTGCATCGACTCCGTGTCCGTTATTAGATGCTGTAGTAACAATTGATGTAATATTTCCAGGGTGGCCAACCAATTCGCTGTAAAGGCCATAGTTTGAAACTGAAATAGTTTTAATCTGTCCGCCGCCGTTACTGATGTTTCCGTCATATGATTCTGCATCGGTAACAGTAATTGCAATATTACTATTGCTTCCTGCTATACTTAAAGTAAGTATATCACCAACTTCATACCCTAAACCTGTGTTATTTAATGACACGTCATTAAGTGTAGGATTTATTACAATACCTGTACTGCTATTTCTAATTGCGAAGTCTTTGTTTATAGTGAGAGCAGTATCGTTTAATTTAACAATTATATCATTATTGTGAGGTGATGCACTTGTTGTAAAAAATTTATCTGCTGAATTAACTTTGTCAATTATAATGACATCTTCTACATACTGTTTTGAATATAAGGAATTATCGTCTTCATAATATTTAAAATTACTAATATTAAAACTACCTGCAGAAATATTTGCATTTGCTATAAAATATTGCCCTTCGTATTTTACAACTTCGTTTGTAAAATATGTTTCTACATTACTAAAGTCTCTGTATTGATGTGGATAACTTATTGGATGCCAATTGTTCTTAAATCTTGTGTTGTCATTGCCTTTATAATCTTGTTGTAAATCTTTGTAAAACAAATATCCAGGTATTGTAGATGTATTTGCTAATAAATTTGCTTTGTAATTTACTGTATGATTACCCAGATGATTAAAAAATGTTGGCTCACTGTTGAATTTGCTTGTTTGGTAAACAACATTAGCACCTAAAACTGCATCATATGATGTTTGTTTAGTACTTGTTTTATCAGTGTTGTATGTAAATACAGGACAGCCTTTGAAATCACTGTGCGGATATTTTGCAGGGTCATCTACTTTTGTACCTGCAGAGTCATATAAATTAAATAACGGCTCTTGATTAATTTGAATTTTTTGTTGTGCTTGTTTCCATGATGTGCCTGTCCAATAGTAATCTAAACCTATATTAGTTCCTGTGATGCTATACACCTGTCCATTAGTAACAACTAAATTACTTAAAGATGTATCTTCAACAAATTGAATTGTACCGCTGTTGTCTTGTATTCTATAAATTTTTTCTGCTATTGCTGTATCGTCTTGTGGAAAAATAATACTGGCATTTGCAGTACCCGATGCACTATTAATTGGGAATCCTAATGCCAATCCTTCTAGATCTTCTTTTTTCTTATCTGCTATTATGTCCACTTTAGATATAAATGAGTTGCCCCAATTATATAATTCTATATCTCTATCAAATTCTAAAATAGGTCGTGTTGCTCTTTGAGCCGATTCTGGTAAAGCAAATCCCGTTACATTATCTTTAAGTGGTTGCCGTAACTCGTTTACATGCCACCAGTAATTTAATCTACTCCATGGATTCTTATTTTTAGCACCTTTTTCCATAACCATGTAATCAGGTTGATTTTGTGTTGATTCTGATCCCCATGGTGTTGCACCCCAACCGTAAACTGTATCAATGTTCCATTGTAGTTGCGGTTGTATATATGTTTGATGATAATCGTCTAATGCAAAATTTCTAGTCCCTTGCACACTATCAGGCAATAAATAGTTGCCTAATGATTCGACATCTAAGTAAACAACGTTTCCTGTTCTCTGGGCATTGTTACCTAAATAATATACATTGGCCGCTACTGCATCGCCTACTTTGAGTGCAAGATTACCAATGTACAGTCTAGTATTATTATGCACTGATGCACTTGCGGCTCCTGATGCCTCACTATCTGCTAAGTTTCTATAGTACTCTTTGAAATCACCACCTGGTGTAACAACAAAATCTTCTGGTAAAGTTGTTTCTAAATTATAATACGAACTGGAATTTGCCTGAGTATATGTTATTGAAATTGATTGTTCTAAAGGAAAATCACTAAATTCTGCATAAGCAGATGTGGAATCGCCTGGCAAAATAAATTGTATTCCTTTTCCTACGCCTGTAACAATATAAGCAGTATCTTTAGTTAGCACACTGGTATTTGAAATATGGTCGCCTGTGAATTTTACTACCATGTCATTTCTAAGTTCTTGACCTGCTGGCGATGTATATGACTTTAGACCTTGTATGTTATCTATGTTAATTTGTACGTTTGCATTACCATTAATTTCAGTAACTTCTGGACCTGTTGGGTACCAATAGTAATCTTGATAGTTAATTAATTTGTCTATGTTTATAGGCGGTGCAAATGCATATTGATTTGTTTTAAATAATCTGTCGTGGTTATCGATTAAGCCACCTTTGCTTCTTATGTCATACAAAAAGTCCTCATAGAAAACATAATTTACAGGTTTACCCGAATCTGGATTTATAGTAGTCACTACAGGATCAAAACTGTAGTATTCTCTATTAGGTGCTGGTTGCTCTACAAAGGATGTATTGCTACTACCTATTTCTCTTGGTGTCCCTATAAAGCCTTGTATATTTTCTATATTTGCTTTTGAAAATAATTGCTCAACTGTGCTTTCAAAGAAATTTTTATTAACACTAGTTTGGTGCTGTATAGGTAATAGATCAAAAAATTTGTTTGTCATTAGTATCCACTTCCACTTGAACCACTGCTACTGCTACTGCTACTGCTACTGCTACTGTTTGTTGTAGATGATTTATTAATTACGTTGCCTTTCAATTGTTTTAAATTTGCTGAAGATAGACTTTTAACTACTTCTACATTATCCACTGTTGCTGTAGAAAAGAATAATTCATCTGATGCCGCTCTAACTTGATATAAATCTCCAAATATAGATTCGGACTTACTAGGCACAATTACTACTGATGCTATTGCTTTACCTAGTTCCTGATGAATGTACGCACTTAATTCTGAGAAATAAAATGTTTCACCAAAGTCCCAGTTTTCTACATTAAAATAAGTGTCAATTAATTCTAACACCGCACTTCTAACTTCTGCATCTGTAGTTGTACTTCCTGGTAGTTTTACAACTTTAATTTTTGCTTGTAATTCTGGTTCTGCGTCATTGCCAAATAATAATTTAAATTTACCACTGCTGTAAACTAATTGATCACTAACACTCTTAAATTCATCTAAGCCTGCAAAATCTTGTGCAAGTTGTTCTGAAGTTGGTGCACTAGGCAATATACTAGTACCGCCATTTTTATAACTTAGCATTGCTTGATAATACGATTTAGTAAGCATAAACATTTCAACAACATTGCTGATACTAGGATCTATTCTAACATCACTTGGAGCAATGTGTTGCCATTCAAATGAACATTTTCTTGGATTTGCCTGTAATGTGTTTTGCTCAAAACTTCTACCTACTTTTACATTGTACTGGTTGTTTTCTGTTAGTACAATCATTTTAGGTGTTGTTAAGTCATTGATTAATTCATATACTTTAGGTAAAAGCGATCTTGGAAAAACTAATTTGTGATTAAGTTTACCTAAATTATTTTTTAGATATTTTTCTGCTACACTTAAATCTTTTACAATAATCAAATCAAAATCTGTAAATGGTGTTTTGTTATCTGGGTCACTACCTGGAGCAACTGTGTCTAATACATAATCAACTGATATTTCTGTTTCAGTTGCAAAATTTAATATTTTGAATTTTGCTGGTCTTTCGTATGTATAGCCATCTAAGTCAGTGTATTGCTCAAAGAAAACAAAGTCTGTGCTACCTACAAACTTGTCAAATAAGTCTGGATCATCTGGAAAACCATCATAGTCGCTGTCGACAGGTTTAACAACAACTTTTGCCGGATCGGCAAAGCCGTCACCATATCTGTATGAATCCACAATTTCAAATTGCAGTGGTTTGTCTAATGACTCTTTGACGTTTTTATAAACTACCTGCAATTTATCTGCATGTTTAAATCCGTTCCATCTGCTACTTAAACTGTCAAAGTCTGAAATTTTTAAACTTGTGTTTGACGTCAAATCAATAAATCCTTCTGATGCGGAATCTCCTACCTCAAATGTAGTTGTGGTTGCATTACCTGTATAAGTTTTATAACTACTTGAACCTGTGTCGTAATTAACATAAGCAATATTACCGTTTGCTCCACCAATAATAGATGTACCAAATTTACTTAATGGTATAGTAATACCACTCGGCAATGCTGATAATTTTGCACTATTTAATTTTACCACTGCTTTACCAGTTGTTGCTGATATTGGATCTACTGCTATTGTTGTAGATACTGCTGGTGCAAAATCACCTTGGCTATAATCTGCTGTGGGCGACACTGATGCTTCACCGTTGACCAGTAAACCAAAATTACTAATAAATCTTATTTCTAAATCTTTTGCTTTTGTGTCTCTGCTTCTTAAAATTATTTCTGGACTGTTTCCTACATTTGGAGTATATGTTGCATTTGTAGATTCTAATTGCCAACTATCACCTATATCATCTAAATTTGTATCAACCCAGTTATATGTTTCTACCAGTTCTGGTTTGAAGTTTGCTGTGGTTAATGCGATAGTATCCTTTAATACCCTTCCTGTTTTACTGTCAAATGTTTTTTCATCACTGGAAAAATAAAATTTTATATCTTTGAGACTTTCAAATATAATTCTGGTACCTCTTGTAGTTACTGTGTAATTTGAAATATTTGTTGTACTGTTAGTACTATTGTATTCAAATTTCATTAACCAACTAGCACCGCTGGTAAGATCCGGATTAAAGTCTGCATTTTTCTGTAAATTACTATTGTCTATAACATACCAGTGTGTAATATTACTTCCACCTGGTCTAAAATTATATCCTATACCAAAATCCTCTTTAGCCTTTATTCTTGTATCAAATGCGTTGCCTATATCTGTTTCTAGACTATTAGAATTTAATGTAGGTATAATTTCTGTGGCTCTCCATGCATTTGGAATTTCTTTGTTTAATTTTACGACGCCTTCTGTGACACTTAGTAAATTTGTCGGAACGCCATTATTTGTAATACTTGTAATAGTTGCTAATTCTTCTTGTGTTGGATCGTTTGGATTTTTAAATTTTATATAAGAGCCGGCTTGTATAATTCTATTTTCGTTTACACTATTGTTTAATGTAGTTCTTATGCCGCCATCTAATCTAGTAAAATAACCTGTGTTATTTTTATTTTTACTAGGCTGGGTAACCCATGTGATATCTTTATTGTTTGATGTCAAGTCAAATGCTAATGCATCTAAGCCTTTATGTAATTTCCTATAATCATCGTATACAAAGTTTTGTAAATTTACATCTTTAGTAATATTAGCAACATCCTCTTTTAAAATTTGCATTGCTGTTCTACTTGTACCAAATGTCAAATAAGTGTCTTTATTTTCTATGTCTTTGTATAATGCCCCATCGTCTGCAAATGATGTGACACTACTAAATCTTCCTGTTGGGTCTTCGATATCAATATATCTACTATGACCTGCATGGGTTCTATTTGTAGATTTAAGTTTTAATATGTTTACACTTTGACTCAGTGGAAATACATTATAGTCTTGAGCACTGACCATTCTATTTTGTGTATAATATGTTTGTGGTGCTCTTCGTTTAATGCTTTGTAAAGTTTCTGCGGCTGAACCATTTGAAACTGTGCCTTTTAATGACATCCTTAGAGTGAGTCTGTGTAATTCACCTTTTCTGTTATAATAAGGTAATACTAATTCTTTGTTTTGAAAATCTGCTGGTCTAATAGATAAGTTTTCGCCAATGCTGGTTCTGTAATAAATTCTAAAAATTCCAGAAGGTATGTTTGCAAAATTACCGTCTGAGAATCTTATTCTCACACCGTCGTCAAATAAGTTGTCAATTGCATATAAGTTTCTGGATTCTAGACTAGTTGCATTATATAATAAAGTCTGTCCTTGAAGATTGCTGACTTTTTGCCAAGTAAGTTGGTTAACAGCATTATTATCCATTTGATGCACAAATACATCTGTTTCGTTTATGTTAGCAACCGGTATATCTACTGTTCTGTTAGGCAATGCCCTTTCAAAAATATAATCTTCAAAACTTAATACACCCTGCTTAAACATCATAAAAAATCCTGTATAAGGACTTTCTAAACCTCTTTTATCATTTCGATAACAAATTCTCATTTGACTATAAATGTCTGGTTGTGCTTCTTTGAAAACACCGTTTTCTATATGTGTACTAACAAATTCAAAAGGTACACTAACACCATTTACAGTTGCACTGGTTGGGAATATAGGGGTTGAGCCTATTTCATTATTGAACCCATATATCTGTGTAGCAATACCGCCTACTGTTCCTTCAACAATAGGTTTTGTAAAAGGGTTTGTTACAGAAAATGCACTATTTAAAACTGTAATAAATTGATCAAAACTATTTGCATTTGTTGGATCATTCCAGTCTATTCTGATATCTTGTAAACTTTCGCCCGAAGCGTCTAGTAAAGGTTCGTCTGTTTCTATACTATCAATTTTTACTAATCCACTTGCTGGTATATTTCTTTTAGGAGCATAACCTAGCATATCTGCTAAACGTAAAATACTGTCTCTACTTTCTGCGGTAGCAAGGAAGTTTTCCCTGGTATTTAAATCTGCTCTGAATGATAAACTTTGCGAAAGATATGCTAATAATTCTATAATAGCAATAAATTCAGAACTCTCAATGTAGTCATTGAAAGATTCTGGATAATTTTCTCTTATGTAATTAAGCATAGATGTACGCATTGTACTAAAATCATATGCCTTGAAACTTACTTGGGTGAATGCCTGATAGGCTAATTCCCAGTCCTCTGCGGCAAATAGATTTTGATTTCTATTGCTAATTGACATTATGTATCTCCATTAAATTCTCTTTCTAACCTAACCTCTAATACATCTTGACTTTGATCTACATTATATTCTAAATAAAGTTCTACTTGTAAAAAATGATCTGTATTTGTAATTTTTACATCAAGTAATTCTACTCTTGGGTCATTACCAACTATAGTGTTGCATTCTTCTTGTACATCTTGCATTGTTAGATTATCAAACGGCTCCATTAGAACATCGTGTATAATACTACCATATTCTGGTCTCATAACTCTTTCCCCTTTACGAGTCTGAAAATGATTTAATAAATCTTGTTTAACTAAATCTAAATCCGTAAGTGTGTAAGGTGGTTTTTTCTTGTTATCTGTACTGAATCCAATAAATGTTGCCATACAAGTATTTATCAGTAATATTAACGGATGCTTTAATGATGGGGGTTTTTGGGCCTTTTACTGTTTTACTAAAAAATCTACTTTTGAAGTTTTGCCGTTCCGGCTTGTATCACTGCGGCTAAAACATCATCTGGAGCATTTTGCACCCACTTATTAACTTCCTGTTGCTGATTAGAGTCTAAATTATCACCTTTCA